ACAGAGATGGCAAAGTTATGTGCTGACGTGACAGTGATGAATAAGAATGCTATTGCTCCACACCGTCATTCTATTCCTACTTCCTCAAGTCCCGCTGCAACTGGCGTCTCTCAGCAACAGACAAGACCTCAACCTTAACACCTATCTTATCTTTTGCTTTCTTGATTATTTTCTTGACTGCTGGTTTGATAAGTTTTAGTAGAAACTCTGCCAATGGTTTACCAAACACTGCTGCTGTTGCTGCTGCTACAGCAATAGTAACTGTCGTTGAAACTTCTTCTGCTGACGGCAAGTATTTCTCCACAAATGATGGTTCTTCGATTACCTCTACAGGTTCTTCTTTCTCCTCTTGCTTTACAATAGCAGTAGCAGGAGGTGCTGCTGGTGGTATATCTAATGTTGGTGTCTCTGGTATCTCTGGTGTATCATCCTCATAAGAAGGAACAGGTTCTGGAGGACCAGTCATCACCATCTCATCAGGATCATAATCCATAGGATTAAATGATGGCACATTGGCATCACATATCACCCTGTTTCCATTAGGATCATTGTCTACTCCAGGACCATTTGGATTATATTCCACACACCCCGGCACATTAACAATAGGAGTTCCTATAGTGACAGTAACTGGTGGTGATACATCAGTAATGACTGGTTCAGGTAGACCAGTAAAGATACTCCTAACTGGAGGAATACCAATCTCCTTAATAGGTTCAACTTTCACATCACGAATGTCAGGCATCAGTCTTTAAAGATATTAGCAATAGCAGTAAACAGATGAAAGAAAATCACATACAAGAAAAACTTGTCTTGATTATCATTTCTCTTTTTAGCAGGTACTGATCTAGCCATAGTCTAGACATAAAACTTCATTACTATTTAACAACTCTCACTTTTTTGTCAGAAAGGCAACACACCACCAGTTGATTTAGGTAGTTCTGCTGGTGCTGGAATCTCTGGCATAGCAGCATCTACCATACCAGGAAGTGCCTCTGTGACTGCTTCTGTGATTGCTTCAGTTGCCTTTGCTCTAGCATCTTCGATGAGAGCATCTTTATTGACATAAAGATATGCCCCACCACCTAGAACTGATAGTGATACCAGTCCAGATAGTAGAGCAATAACGTTAACTAGATTTTGCATCGTCGTCATCCTCTTTCTTTTTCTTTTTATCCTTACTAGCAACCACCCCAAAGGTAGCTAAAGTTCCTGTAAAGACAGAGGCAATAAAAGTAGGATCAATCTTATCCTGTTTAGGAAAAATGGGGATTGTTACATAGTTTAGAGTTAGTATACTGGCTGCCCATAATAAAATTAGAAGGCGGACTACTGCCGACATACCTTCGTCCCACCACTGAAAGCCATCGTGGTCTTTCTTATCCATTATGGAACGTATAAACTTACCCATATCTATTTAGTAATATACCCCTCTTCAACCAACCACTTACGAGTGAGTGGTGTAGGTTTGTAAACCTCCCACATCTCACCGGCAGCACAAGCATGTAATGCTTTCTGAGTCATACCCTCAGTCTTACCTGCCCAGGTTGCTTCTGCTTCCCAGGGGACAGCAGACTTGGGGTATGACTTCTCCACCATCTCACGCCAGATAGGAGGAACACTTTCCTCTGGTTTGATGATGGCAATCATAGAGTTCTTGATGCTACCTGCCATACAATCTTGTGCTGCGTGCCATCCTTCATGTCTCATTACAGACATAAGAACGTGTGGACGATGCATAAATGCTTTGTTTAGGTAGAAGTTGTTGGTTACCGTATGATAGGAACCACGAGTCATGGCAGGAAAATAATGTGCCGGACCTAAAAATACTTCAACTCCGATCTGATCAAGGGAAACGAGGAGTTGGTTAAACTCAGAAGCAATAGCAGAAAAATCAGAATCAGGATAATAACTGATGAGGTCTCCAATAGAATAGACTTTTTCGACATCCTCTTTACACTCCCGTAGGATCATACATCCCATCGCTTCGTTACTATAATAAAGCACTGTAGGGTCTTTTGCTACAGCAGGAGAAGCAAGCGACATCGCTGCTATTACACCAAGAATTTTTTTAATCATAGTTTAAAATCCAATAGACTACAAACCCCACCATAATCAGAAGCAGTATGATACTAAGTATCACACTCCAGGTAGGATCATTTATATCATTCAGTGGTCTCAGTAGAAGATTCATATAGTTTAATGAAATAATCAGCATCGACTACAGCAAGAGGTTTCTTACCGTTCTTTTTCATAATAAGAAGGGGTTCATATTTTCCACAGTTTGCTAATGCCTGGTCATAAGCATCCCAGACATTTAACTTCTCTACGTTTTTACACTCAATAGAGTGTGGAAACTTTTCTCTTGCTGCTCTAGCCATGATTAGATCTTCTCCACCAGCACCCATAGACCTTGATTCAATGTCTTCTGGATGGACCTGTAGCACCTCTATAAGACGCTCACGGACCCACTGCTGTAGTCTTCGACCCTTTGCCTTAGCAGACTGAGTTTTCATAAAAAAAATACCCCACATGGGGGTATTTATATCAACTCAGTGGGTCATCCCACGGATCTGGTATTTCCATTTTATTGCTTGGATCATAAAAGCTTCTGCTAGACTGCTCGGACCCAGTTTTAGCAGTTGCCAATCCCTCTCTGGTAGGTCTGGATCCGCCAGTGCTGCTCGCTTCCACTCGGGTATCATAGTTTGAAACCACTGAACGTATCTTTCTTAATGTCTTGCTTAATACCGCCAACAACATAATTTTCTACCTCTGTTTCTTGTGGTGCCACCTGCATTCCTTTACTATTTAACCAGTGCTCTGTCCATGGAAGAGGATTAGTATTGGCAGGGACATCAAAGATGGGCTTTAGACCAATAGATTTCATTCTACGATTAGCAATCCACTCAACATATTGATACAATGTCTTGTCATTCAATCCAATCATGGATCCATCTTTAAATAGATAGTTCGCCCATGCTTTTTCTTCCTCAACACATTCTTTAAACATGCTGATAACATTTTGCTCTTGTTCTTTAGCAATCGTTACCATGTCGGGGTCATCACCCTGCTTCCACTTGTTAATAATGTTCTGAGTAAGAACCAGATGCTGAGATTCATCTCTAGCAATAAGACTGATAATCTTAGCATTGCCTTCCATGAGTTGATTCTCACCAAAAGCAAACGAACAGGCAAAAGAAACATAGAATCTGATACCTTCCAGAATGTTGACGTTAGCAACAGCAAGATAGAGTTTAGTTTTCAGATCATACAATGTCTCTAACCCCGCTGGAACGCCCTCTAAGGCGTGTTCCCACATGTTTCCGGCATCGTAGTCATGTGCTGCTCTAATAAAATCGTCATACGCCTTGGTAACACTAGCAGCTCTGCTTAGAATGGCATCATCGTCGATGATAGCATCAAGAACTTCACTTGGATTGGGGAAAACATTCTTGATAATGTATGTGTATGACTGTGAATGAATCATCTCCATGAGTTGCCAGACATTCATGGCTGACTCAAGTTCGGGTAAGCTGCAATAAGGCATGAAAGCCATACCAGGACCACGACCTTGTACGGAGTCAAGGAGGATCTGATACTTGAGGTTCGACGTGAAGATGTGTTTTTGATGCTCATCTAGTGTTTGATAATCGGAACGATCTTTCTGAAGAGATACTTCCTCAGGACGCCAAAAGTATCCTAATTGAGTCTGTGTCAGTTTAGCAAACACAGGATACTTTGATTTATCATATCGTTGAACTCCAAGAGGAGCACCAAAAAACATAGGTTCTTTAGTAATATCAACCTTGTCTTTGTTGAAAACAGTCATGCCATCAACCGATGTGGTGGAGATTGGTTCTCCTGTATTTCTAAATTTAGTAACAGCCACTAAACATTTCTCCCTAGTTCAGATTTGAATTTTTCTTTAAACGTATCATATTTAATAATGTAAAAAGTAGATTCATGTAGTCCTTCATCTAACATTTTTTCTACTCTGTGTTTACCATCCATCATTCTATACGGAAGTCCCATTGGATTAGGACCATTATGTAATAGGATTCCGGGGAAAGAAGTATCACATGAGCGATACCTCTCTCCTTCACAACACACACAATTATATTTTCTTTTTGTTTCGGGAAAGTTTTTCCCTTTCCAGGCAATGTCTGAAAATTTTACAGTTTGTTTATAACTGATCATCGGCAACAGGAATCCCACCTCAATAAACAAATCTTCTTCGGTTATATCAGTGATTCTCCAGTCGCCATAACGATTACACACATTTAGATCAGATGTAAATCTCATCCAGAGATCAGATTTTACAGCTGTCACAATCTTCTTCTTCTAGTTCCATAATCTGATCAAGAAGGGCATCAACTACTTCGTTTTTGTTCTCTTCTTCCATCGAATCTTTCTTGGAATCATATGTATTCTGGTAGTAAGAAGTTTTCCACCCGTACTTATATGTAGTCAAAAGATCATTTGCCATCACAGAAACTGGAACTTGATTATCCGGATAGTTCTCTGGATTATAAGACCAGTTGCCACTGATTGCTTGATCAAAGAACTTTTGCATAACAGCAACAATTTTGATATATGCTGAGTTGTCTTTCATATCCCACAGCAATTTATAGTTATTTTTTATGGTGGTATACTGAGGAACAATTTGCTTAAGAGGTCCCTTCTTCGATTTCTTAATGGACAAGTAATCTCTAGGTGGTTCGATTCCGTTGGTTGCATTTGACACAACGGAACTGCTCTCTGAAGGCATTTGTGCGGACAGTGTGCTGTGTCGGAGACCGTGCTCCAAGATAGATGCTCTAAGACCTTCCCAATCATGTTCTAATTTGTGTGCGGAAATCTCATCCACATCTTTTTTGTATGTATCAATCGGAAGAATACCATCAGAATACTTAGTGCGACCAAAATCACTACACCATCCCTTTTCCTTAGCAAGTTGGTTAGATGCTTTCAAAAGATAATATTGGAAAGATTCAGAAAGTCCATGAACTGCATCCCATGCTTCTTGAGAACCATAATTAAACCCAAGCTTAGCAAGATAGTGGGCAAGTCCAATAAAACCTATCCCAAGCGATCTACGTGCTTTTGTAGCACGTTCTGCTGCTGCTACAGGATATTGCTGATAATCGATTAGTTCTTCCAATCCGCGA